ATTTTGCAGTTATTCCATCATTTGAAGTAATGTAATATATTGATCCATCTACTAATCCACCAACAGCATCTTGATTTAGAGTGTTATAAATAACAGCTTCATAATTTTTAAATCTATTGAACTTTTTAAAGTCTATAGTGCCAGTAGATAGATTTAATTGATTATATAAGTTAGATGCGTTGAAAAACACTTCATTCTTTTTACTGGATAAATTGCATTTTACTTTTGCACCAAAACCATTTCCACCACTAATGGTAACAATTGGTTCTGATTCATATCCAAATCCAGGATCGATTACATCAACTCTTTTTAGACCACCTCTAACATTAGCAGTTACCAGAGCGTCTGTCCCAAATCCAGAAGAACCTCCTTCCCCAACATTATCTACAATTTCTATTTTGGGTGGATTTATAACATCATAATTAGAATCTCCTGGAGAAGATACAATAACTTCTACAATTTTCCCATAAAAAACTGTATCGGTAGATTTATAATTTAATAATTCTATTCCATTTAAAAAGCACCCAGTAGACCCAGGACTTGTAATTTTCTCAGTATCTAGTGCTTCATTTGTTGGAGAATTGTATTTTCTTATTATGTCTTGTGGGTATAAAGTTTTATTATAAAATTTTGTAAATATAAGCTTATTATTAGTTGCCGTTCCAAATAGACTTAAGAAATTTTCGGATCTAATATTTGATCTACTGGAAGCTAATTTTATAGTGCTATCATTAACTCTCTTTATAAAATATTGACCTTCTGGTATGTTAAGTCCAGAATTTCCATCATAAGTGTAATATATAGAATCACCACTAAGAAATGGATGATTTCCAATTATCAATTCTTCAGTTGGGACTGGTAATACCTTTGAAAATTTTATTGTTAGTGTATTATCACCAACATCTCTTGATAGATAACTTGGTAATTGTGAAGAAGTTATATAAGTCTCATCTTTATCAATATAAACATTTTGAATGTTACTAGAAACTATATTTAAGTTGGAATTGAAAAGAAATTTTGGTTTAGAAATATTTCTTTTGATAGTATATTTTTTATTTGTATCCAAAGAAGCAGTAATATTGATATCAAAAACTCTTTTATTTGAAAAACTTATAACAAAATTAGAATACTCTTCTCCAGAACTACTGTTTAATGTAAATATATCTCCTGCTCTAAAAAGATTATCATCAAAAGTTTCTACTCTATATTGAGAAATCCCATTTAATTTTTCCGATACTTTAAATAAAGACTTAACATTATATGTTGGACCAACATTTAAAAACCAAGTATTGTGGATTTGTTTTGTACTTTCTTTCCCCAATGCTGTAATATTAACATTGTCATCTTCCTCATAAAAATAACTTTCTTCTCTATCATAACTAATATCTCCAAGAACACCCCTTACCCTTACTGTTATTATCTCATCATTATCATTGAATGAATATGCAAAATGATTATCTAATATATTAGTACCAGATTTTATATCCACTGGTAAAGTTAAGTTAAAAAATTGATTATCATTTTTTCCATTATATTCTACTTTAGTTAAAACACCATTATTATAAAACTCAATAAAACCAGAGTCATCAAATCCTAAAGTAGAGTCTACATCCAAATATGTTTGTCCAGCAACTGCATTATCAGTAACTTTTGTTTTGGCATGAACAGAAAAATTGAAGAATTCTATATCTGGATTATAGTCTAATGTTAATGAATAAAATTCTGCACCTTCACTAATAACAAGCTCTGATGTTATGATAGTAGCAAAAGCACTTTTCTCTACACCATTAACGTCTTCGAACAAGGTTCTACCAGCAAGATCCAGAGGATCTCCTTCATAAGGTTCAACAACAATTTTTCTTGTTACTCTAAAGTCAGCATCTGATGATTGAATTAGATAATCTCTTGGTTTTATTATTTTACTTTCTACACCCCATACAATATTGAATAATATTTCAAATGATCTATCAGTTCCCCTTGAAGAATAAAAATCCTTAATTCTAGATACTAATATTTTTTCATTTAATTCTTGATAAAAATCAATTTCTTCAAATCCAGGTGTGTATTGTGATTTGAATTTTTTATATAACTCAAATAAAAACAGAGCATTTAAATTATATACAACAGTATTTGCTGTATGATCTTTTTTAAATGAAGTGGAAAATTTGAAATTGTCTTTGGTATATCCAGTTATACCACTAAATCCTCTTTTACAACCCAAAAATTCAGTCTTTGTTTTTTTATCATAAAATATAATTTCATCATCAATTTTAATTAAACCATTTTTAAAAGGAAATCCATCAGTATTTGTAACACTAATTGAATTTGAATTTGCAACAATATTAGAAGATAATTCAGTGTAAAATACAAGTTCAGATATATTCTCTAGTTTTGTGTAATCATTAATATTATTGAGAATATTTGTTGGACCAGCAGAGGACTCTAAAGACTTATAATAATCCTTTAAGAGTTGTATGAAGTCCGAATAAGACTCTTTTACGTAAGATGGTTGCTGATCTGTGACTAAATTTTGAATTTGTACTCTATTTTTCATGTCTTTATATTCTTACTAAGTCTTCGTTTAAGTAACTAGATGTAACTATATATCCTGATCCAGAAAGATCAGTTCCTGAACTGATAGTATCGTTTATTAAATTTACAGTTGAAGATGTTGTATCTAACTGTAGGTATAGGTCTTGTTTTCCTATAATATCATTTGATTCTGGAGTAGCTGATATTTCTATTATTTTATCTCCAGCAGCATTTAATTTTGTGGTTGAGATTATGTTTAAGTAATTTAAATTAATCTCACCAGTTTTATAATTTATATTTCCTACCTTATTCTTTACTACTACTGGACTATTTTTTGACTGCAATCGGAATATAAAGAGATCCCCATTAACATCATCTATAGGTTTATCTGCCAGATACACCACTCCAGATATGTCACTGACAGTAAATCCACTTGATTTTATGTTATAACCCGTTTTTCTTTTTATATAGAAAGAATTACCAAAGCAAATTTCATACTGTGTAGTTGTACCTTCAGTTATTTTTAGATCTCTTCTAATTGAAATTTTTGTAATATTTGATGTTATTGATTCTGACGTATCATCAATCAACTTTAAAAATTTACTGTATTTGAATCTAGATCCATAACTATTTAATTCTTTAGATTTTGAATATAATTCTAAGTTATTCTGTATCTTGTCCTTAATCGTGTTAGCATAACCTCGATTTATATTATAATAAACTGAAGAATTGTATTCAATATAAAGATATTTTAAATCAATAAATTCTGGTATGATTCCAGCAACCGAATATTTTTTTAATTTTTGTTTTAATGAGTCTTTTAGTAAATTTGATAGATAAGTTCCATTTCTAGGTTTTACAGTAATAAAGACTTTTCCATATTGTGGAGGATTTAGTTCTTCTCCACCAAAAACAGCAACTGATTCTGTTTCTGGATAAATTAAAGGAACTATAGTTTCATAATCTGACGCTGTTACTGCCCTATTTTGACTTGCATATAATCTAGGGGCGAATTTTTTTATTGATGATATTGATTCTATGGGTGATCCATAGTCACTAAATTCTATTGTTGTTAATATAGGAACATCGATATTAAGAGGATTTCCATTATTATCTGTTAATATTCCATTAAATTCAAAAGATCTAACTCCATTAGCAAGTTCTCCTTTAGTCTTAATATAAGACACTATAATAAAGTTTTTATCTGAAAGAGCACTGCCAAATGTCCCATCACCAAATATTAATTCATACTTACTATCTTCAATTTCATTGATAAAGAATACTTTATCTGAAGATTTTACATTTGTAATATTATCTGCAAATTTATAAATTATAGAATTGCTGCTAGTCTTGCTATCCCTTACAGTTACTCTTATTGTATTTGTATCTATGTTATTATTGGATAATATAAATCTTTGATTCTTACTTAATGAATCTACAGTAAAAGTCTCCTCAATATAGTTACCTTCAAAAATATCAACATCTTTAAATTCTGCTAATTTTCCAGATACTCTAGATCTAATATCATCTGGAATTGAATATACAAAACTATTTAAAAGTGATCCATCAGATGAAGAAGCTATAATTCCTTTTTTTACAACAACTGAAATCGGATTCTGATCATATTCTGTTAAATCGACATAAAAAGATACCCTTGCTTTAGAGCACCTAACGGATCTTGGCAAATAACCAATATTTCTTGCAATAGATACTACGTTCTCTCTTAGAGTTGCTCCGTCTAAGAATACTTCATTAGTCAACATATTAGCATTATAAGAGCTAATATATGTGTTGTATGCTAAAGTATCTAAAAGAACTCTAAAATTAGATCCTTCAAAATCATAATCCGTAAATCTACCATCAGCTCTTAAAAAACTTTTGATAGATTCACGTATATCATTGAAGTCTAGTGATGATACGTTAACTAATGACATTTATCTTGTGGGTAGTAATATGAATGATAACTGCTGAGGAGAAGATTCAATGCCAACAATTAAATATTCTATATCCACATTTAGTTGGTTTAAATCATAATCTGGTATTACAACTACATCTAAAAGTTTTACTCTAGGTTCGTTATTTTTTATAACAACTTCAATTTCTCTTTTTACATCATTAACTAGATCTTGTGAAATATTCTCAAATAGTAAACGACTCAATAAAGACCCTATTTCTGGTTCAAAAAACTTCTCACCCTTTGATGTGAATACTAAATTTTTAATAGAGCGTGCTATCGCATCTTGATTTCTCAATACAACAATGTCTTTTGTTAAAGGATTTCTTTTGAGAGAAAGGCTTATATCCTTAAACCCAGAACTGACACGCTCTATTGGCATTGTAGTAGGTATAGTTATGCTTTATTTATACCTATTTTTTTACCATTCATGTCCCCAAGTAGGTTCTGTGCCATATGACCAATCATCATAGTCATTATCGTTACGAATTTTCTCATGAACTTCATTTTGATGTTCAAAGTCATGCTTTTTTGGAGTGATATCATCTTCAACTATCTCTCTAAGCATTCTTTTTTCCGTATTTGATTGCAATTTTTTTGCTAATGAACCATAATCTGTTATTAATGCTTCGGTTCCCCACATTTCCATCATGTATTCTTGATTACGATCTGCTGGTTGTCCCATTTTTGCTCCTGATTGTTTAGATCAGAACTTTTTACGGGGTTGCTATCCCGTGATTTATGTCCAGTGATTGTTTGGTTGTTCCCACCAGTAATGCAAATCTTCTATATTATCATTATAGTATAGTGAAACCATATCACTTTGGAATTTACTATTGATATTTTCACATAATGCGACTGTATAATAGTTTTTTTCAGTATATTTTTTCATTATCTCTGTAATCCAGGTATAAGTTCCACCTTTAATTACACCTGCTTCTATCAAAACAAAGTTTTGCCAGTCTAAAACCCATTCAATATAGTTTAATTCAAAATTAATTTGATATTTTTTGGGGTCTTCGTCTGGAAATGGTACGTTTACCGCTTCAATATGAAAAATCTCCCGCCCCATTGACAATGAGTGCGAGAGATGTTGAGTTACAATACTTGAATAATCAGGAGAAACGCACAAGAAGCAAGTTTTACTTGGATGAATGTCCCAATTGGACATTTTAATCTTATACGTTAACTCCTGAATCAGTGCTAATTCTTTGTCTTGAGATATAAACTTCAAATTTTTCATTCTAATTTAACCCAAGACTATGTTTTATTTATTTTCCTTGACCCCTATACCGTTTACGTGCTGCATTACGGGATGATGCTGCATATTTGGTATGCTGCCCTTGCCCTTGACGAGTTTTTTTGGGTTTTGATTCAATTTTATTTGTGCTAGAAGTCCTACGAGTTGCCATAATTTTTAATCAAATAAAGGATCAAGTTCAATAAGTTCAGGGTCAATGTCTGCACCTGAATAAAATTGCTCAGATAGGTCTTGTATTATATCCGAGCAATCGTCGAATGAGAGGTTTTTGTAAATTACTCGACCATTATAGCATAAGTTATAACGGCCTTGTGAATTACTCATCAAATTACGCGAGTCTTTTCGTGTCCAACACGAATACGAGGATCGCACCAAGTCTCAATACCTGCTTCCTTTGCATCCAGACAGAAGGACACGTCCTCTCCACACATATCCTGAACTGCTCCAGATTCAAAGACTTGCATCTTAGGTGCGAACCAGGGGTACTCAAGACGCTCAAAGACGCCATGACGAATCATAACCCATCCAAAACCTGTATAATCAACTGTGAATGGTTTACGACGCTTCGAGATGCTCTCCACAGTCTCGTGATTCATCACCCCACCATTACGGCGGAAGTCCTCTTCGTCCAACCAGTGGGCAACCGAGGTGGTTTGCCCATCCTCAGTAGCATACCAACCAGCGACAATCTCTCGCTCATCCTGAGCATTACCGTCTTTATCTGGTCCAGGTACTGCAAGATCGCACAGTTGCCAGAACTTTTGACTATTAAAAACAATGTCATTATCAATCCAAAGTTGATAATCATACTTCAATTTGCCGTCCCAGGGAATTTGATTGGGTCCGCGCAACACGTTTGCACCAAGACACTTACAACGTGCAAAGTTAACCATCGATGAGTAGTCCTGTGAGATTTGGATACTCATGTTGTTTTGTACAAGGTCAAAGCATAGTTGCACAAAACTCTTTAGGAATGTATAAGAACAACCGCGCCCAGGCAGACAGAACACAATGCTCTTGCCTTGCATACGCTCTTTAATTGCATCATAATCCCAGTCTTCCTTCGGCGCAGTCGGTGCTGCTGCCTTTACAGTAAATCCTTTTGCCATTTTAGAATAATTCTCTCAGATCAATTTTAACAGTTTATATGTAGCAAGTCAATATGAAGATTCTGCCACCATTCTCTTATTTATCTCTAGTTTCTCATACTCATAATTCTCATCATCAAGATTGTCCCACTTCTCACGGAATTCTTCTTCAGTTAATACTGCATATAAACATTGATTCCTTTTGTTATAAATGTGATAAACTGTCTGTGATTCCATACAAAATTCATTATCGGAACGTATTATATATGACCATAATGAGAATTCCAATGCTAACTAAAAAACCCTTCGGGTGCTTCGCAATCCAATATGTAAAGATTACTCTCCACATGTTCCAATAAGGTCTTCGGCGGCGCATCATAAAAATTCTCATCAACTCTATTATAGCACCTTTTTACCCGAAAAATTTTCTGCGAGATTTTTTTATATACCTTATAATACACACTCGAATTGTCACCTCTGTAGGTTAGGGGGACCCGCTCATTATAAACGCAGGGGGCCGCATTAGTATAACTTATCGATCGAATTAACTGCCATAAGGAATGCTGATCAATGAAATGTGTCCGCACGAACAATAAAAAACCCCCGCACGAATGCAGGGGTTAAGTATACCTAACTCACGGGTCGCTGGGTATAAAGAACTCAGCGACTCTAAGTGTTGCTCTCACGCATAAAAGGGTCGCTGAGTTCTTTATACCCAGCGACCCGCTAAATGTAACTTAGTGTGCCATTACGATGTAACGGAAGAATGTACCTTCTGCCAATTCTTCATCACTAGCGTCACAAATAGCAGTCCACGCAGGAACACTATTCGGACAATATACATCAACAGAATCTACAACGTCATCAGGAATAGCGTCAATTGTTGCTCCAAACCGCGCCCATAGTGTGCGGTTGCTAAGATCAAAATCGAACGATTCATCAATCGCAGCAATCCAATCGGTTTCAGATTGCAGTTCGGAGATGGTAAGTGCCATGAGAATTGAAAGAATCAGGGTGTGAGATAAGGGGGACGATTGTCCCCCGATTGTTCTATTCTTCGGGACCGAAAGCGCACTCTAGAGAGTACATTTCCAGTTCCTGATCATCATCATAAACTGCCTGCCAATCCTCATCAGTGGGAGTGTAGATTTCTTCAATCTGCTGCTGATCAGTGAAAGGATTCATGGGGTTGTCTGTGTGGGACTTGATCATGATAGCGACTAGGGGGGCACCCCGTAGGGTGCCCGTTACCTTTGTTCACACTACAGCGGCGGCGATCAGATCACGCTTGCGACGGGTGGAGGGCATGGAAAACCAGAGGTCCCGCTTGCCAGTTTTCTGATTTCGGGTTGCTGCCAGTTGCCCACGGGTTTCCAGATCCACCAGCACGGCGTGGATGGTGCCCTTGTGGCGCTTAGGATCAAGACCCATGGCGCGAACTAGGTCGGTGCCTGTCATCGGACCTTTCTTGATCAGGATGCTGCGGGCAGCGATGCGGATCGCGGTGTGGAAGCAACGGTCGATTGCGGTGATGATCATGGTCTGGGTTGGGTTGTGCGGGTGTGTCCCGCGTGATCTAATGATAACGCCTAGAGGGTCACCTGCCAGGTCGTCGGAGCGGGTTTGTCACAATCTGAAATAATGAAAAGTTGTGAGAGAAAGTGTTGCCATTCAGCATCAGTCATCACCACACAATTCTTTTCATCAAGTTCGCGTTGTGCGCGTTCGGAAAGTTTCAAGCGGAGATCTTTCATTGTTCTGATGTCAGTTTTTTGTGGACTTGAAAGTTACAACCTCAGCAGGAGATCCGCAGGAGCGATAGAAATCAACCATACGGTTTGCCTCATCAATAGTGGCAAATGTTTGCTCTCTCCACTCACAAGAATTGTAGGGAGTTTGGTAGCGAATAGTGATGCCGATTGCCATGATGTTAAGGTGAAGAATGGGAGGGGGATTGCTCCCCCTAAGTGTTTCAAATCAGGCGGTGATTTCCATCCACTTGATCGGTTGAATAGTTCCCATTTTCCAGATGGTAACTTTTCTCCCGTGCAGTTCTACACTCCAATCGAATGCAGCATCCCTGGCAGAATCGAAATCAGAAAACATTTCGATCATTGCCTCGTTAAAGTTGAAATCAGGACCGATTGCCCACATGATGCTCGTTTGGGTTGTGCGAGGTCCGTTGCCTCGCTTGAATGTATATTTGCACCGATCGGGGTGCATTTCAAGCGTTAGTGTGCGCTTTGCCGATTGGCACGTACCTTTGCAATTGTTTTCTTTATGTTTGCAATTGCGCGATGATCGCTGATAGTTTTGGCGGTGACAATTTGCACACCGTCAGCATCACGCCAAACATAATGTTTCTTCTCACGGACTAGTTCAAATCCGCAGGATTTCATGTACTCTTTTAGAATGTTTTTGGTTTTCATGATAAAGAATGGGGGGCAATCGCCCCCCTGTTAGGTTAGATCAAACCCTTGTGAATGCGACGGTATGCAACCCATGTGATCGCTTGAATTTGCGATGCTAGGTGTACCTTACCTGTCACCTCAGAGATTAACTTAGCAGCGTCACGGTAAGCATCTTGAATCTTACCGAAAGTCTTGTCTGACATAGCAGGAACCGCTTTCAGGTTAGAAACACTGCCGTTCCAAACATTGTAGGCGTGACCATCAATGCAAGGCGTGTCACTTTTACCATCAGTGGCAATACAGAGAAAAAATGCGATAGTTTTGTTGCCACGCAATACTTTCACAATTTGCTCCCTTTTAAGTTGCAAATCAAGAATCATGATCGCCTTATCTTTGTTTGCAGAGTAACTACAAACAGAGACAGAATTGTAGGGGATTTCATATGCCCAGGCACGCAACATTGCCTCAGCATCCTCTACATTTCTTTCCCACTTATTGTTTGGGGAAAGTGCAGCGATCACACCTGCCACGATGTCAGAATCGACACCATACTTTTCGCCAAGGTCAACACAAACGCCATAGGCGTTGCTGTACCATTGCAGACCTATTTGGCGATCGAGAGTGTTGCTCTGGAAATACATCGCAACGATCGAATCAGTGTGTGCCATGTCGTGAAATGAATTTCGACCCTCAAAGTATTGCAGCGATCCGCTGCAAAGTCAACAGGTTTTAGATCAGCAACGCTTATCAGTGACATCAGAAATACTTATAGCCCAGGGGTTGACTTTAGGGGCACACTGCCCCTACGCTAGAGGGCGGGAGGGGTGGGAAGCACAATAAAAAATATAAAAAAATACCACGCCGAAGGCGTGGTATGATACAACCCACTTACTTACAAATCAATCACACAAACTATACAATAGGCATTCTCCGTTTAGTTTAACATCCAATGGGGGTCATTGTTGACATTAACCCAGAAGAAGTTGCGATTGTTTGCACTTCTTAAGAATAGCATGTCGCCTTTAACCTGTTCAATGATACAGGTTCCGTCACATCCCATTAGATTAGCAAAACGGTTTTTTGCTTTGCTAGATTTTGGCGTGACGGTTGCCAGGGTGTCCATCAGAATTCAATTGGTTGATCTGTTGGTTGAATTGTAGCACACTTTGTCATGTACTTATGAATCTTCTGATCCATTGATGGAGTCTCCTCAGAAGTAAGATTCTCAAGAATCCAGAGGATCTCAGAACCAGTTTGACCTTTCTTCAAAAGAGTAGTCATCATTTCAGTAGACATAATTGAATCCTTAGATGACGTGAATTTAGTCGAGATTAATTGATTGATACTCGACGAGATAATTTGATGATTACCTCGTCGAGATTTTCTACACTCAGGCAGTCACGATTTGCAGAGTGCCATCCTTGATCTGGCAGTTGATGAAGGAACCAACGCTCTCACCCAGGCGGATCACCTCATTGGCATCCTGTTGGAAGCGAGCAGGATCCTGCACAGTGTAGTTGTAATTGCGTCCGCCCTTAAAGGTCACGGTCACGTTACCATCATCCATGATGCTCAGGGCATCAAGGGCAGAGGAGGTGAAGGTGGAGACTTCCAGAGCGGTAGGAGCAACAGGGGTAGCAGTCATGATCATAAAAAAATAAAGGTTTGAGTGAAGTGTTTTGAGCGGGATGCTTCACCCCCGCTGATGCAATCAGTATAGCATGGACTGGTTGGGGGGTGGAACCCCCCTTGTGCCAGTTTAGAGATCGGTCAGCATCTCATCCAGGGCAGCGGTGTCGATGGTGGGATCCATCCAGCGAGCACCATCAGGAGTCATCTGACCCCACATGATTTCCAGACGGGGAATCAGGGAGTCGTAGGAGTCATAACGCTGAGCGACCCGATAGGTTTCGTAGTCGTTCTGAATCCAGAGGGACACGTTCCAGGTTGCCCAGTTCTTCCAACCGTTGAAGTCGGTGCGCTCAGGGATCAGAGAAGTGAGGCGGTCCATGTGTTTGTTTGAACTGAGGTCACAATAGGACGGATGGGGGGCAGAGTCAACCCCCTGACTGATTAGTTTTCCTGATCCTCCAACAGTTCAGGATAATAATCTTTAATCTCAGTGATTAGTTCTTCTTGAGTGTAATCAGTGAGATTTTCTACCAATGTGTCATAAACAAAACATTCCATTGTTTTCATGTCCATGCTATCCAGCAGTTGCTGAGCATAGGAATGAATCAGATCTTCTTTGTTCATGTCAGAATGAGAGGTAGGGATGATCAGAGTCTAACTCCTGATTGGTGTCGGATGCGGTGAGAAGTGTTGTGATGGGATAATACTCATCAGCATCTGGATCATACACCATAGGAGTGCAGTCTAGTTGCTCTGCTGTCATAGACTGTAACATGATCAAAAGATCTTTGTAAGTCTGACAACCGTAGGGTGCATTAGGTGTCATTTGAGAATAATGCGATAATCTACAGATTTGACGCACCATCCTGATGCAGTGCTGATCTCATCCATGAGATCTTCTTCATCATCAGCATCCCAGAATTGACCGACATAAACATCACTAAGACGTTCTTCTGTCATGATCTGATCTGATTCTGACCAATCATCCTCACAATCGAGAGAACAATCGAATTGAATTGAAGTGATTTGATACTTCATGATACTTGCGTGCGCGTCTCGTCGAGATTTTCTGAACAAAGAAATTCTAGCATGTAGTAATCTACCGTGACTTCTTTCGCCGCGGCCAATTCCTCAAGAGCAGAGTCAAATGCAGCGTCAAGTTCGTTCATTGGAGTGGTGTGAACTGAAGTAATTATTGCACCCCCCAGGTGGTTCTGGGGGGATTGGTGGACAGTGCTCAGACCGTCACAAGAGATCCTTTGCCAACAGTCAGTGGTTCCTCTGTAAGGAAGTCATACTCAGCGGTGTTAGTGTCACCCCATCCCAACTTCCAACACTGCCAACCATCACCAGGAGTGAACAGATAGCACCACTCTTCTCCACAATTACCACTGAGGAAGTCATCGAAGTCGCCAATCTTAGGGGGAGCATCCTCACCTCGCTCACTGTAATACAGGGGCGAAGGTGTTGCTTTCACTGGAGAATAGACCCAGTTGTCATCAGCATCACGCATGTAATCGACGGTCTTTGTACCATCAGCATGGTGAATTGTTTGCTTCAACGGTGCAGATTCCCACATGTGGGTAGAGTGAAGCGAGGACATATCGCCACCGTTGATGAGTTCTTCTACCTGTTCTTTATAAAGGTAGTTGTCAATTAGTTTGCGACCAGTATACTGAATGTAACCGTCATAATGACAGTAAACACTGATGATCTGATCAGGACCGAGGGCAAGACCGATGCGAGAGCGAGTTCCCATGGGTTGTGAGTGGGGTGAACTGGAATCAGTGTAGCAGATTTGGGGGTGGTGTCCACCCCCTGAGGGAATCAGTAGCGAGAATCCTCCAAGGTCTCCTTGAAGACCTGACTGACCTCCTCCCAGTGGTAGTCCTTCAGAGGACCGCACTGGTCTTCCATCCAATCATACACCATGCACCAGTCGGCGTCCATTTCTAGGACGAACTGAGGCAGGGACTGGAGAGCGGACTTAAAAGTGGTCATGACCCGTTGGGTGAACTGCACAAATATTACCAACCCCTCCAACCCCTGGCAACCGCTTCCGAACCACCTCACAGACTGTCCTAGGCACCTCTCACAGCGTTTTAAAAGTCGTTATAATCTATGGACAATTAGCACCAACGGCAGTGGGGTAACTGCCTGATCAATGCATCGTCACTCAACTTGCAATATTTTTTTATAAAAAACATTAAGAAAAAACCCATTAATGTGTGCCATCCCACAAACACACACTAATGGGTTATTATAATATGTTAAGAAGTAGTTATGGTGTACCCACTCACCAATTCGTAGCGTCTAGTTCTTCAACATATGCACTCACGGTCTCATCACCCTCCAGTTGGAACACGTCATCATAATTGATTTGATGAGCATCAAAATCGTCACGAACTTCGAATTCTAAAGTAACACGAACTTTGCGCTTTTGTGCTGCGTGGTAAACTGAAGATGCCATGAGAACCTTTGTGCGAACAGTGATATTATACTATGAGATTTAATATCCGTCAACGCATGAACGTGACAATCACGATGATATTTAGAATGTTATAATGATCTTATGATTGATATTATGATGATTCGCACACATCTCGTCGAGATTTATATGATTGATATATGATTGATGACGCACATCTCGTCGAGATTGTCAAGTGCGCGTCTCGTCGAGATTTGTGAGACCCCTCATATATTTTTCTTCGCGGTTCTTGTATTTTTTTCGCGGTTGTGCTATAATACGCGGTCCAAGATCACAAGGATCTAGAGGATCTAGAAGATTTATAAGAGATTTTAGATCATATTTATAACATTATCCACAGTAATTCATACCTTTTCCACAGAATACGCAGAGTTTTCCACAGTATGTCAGCAAAAGAACAAACAACACATATACATTTATTTTAACATTTATAAGTTAAAAAAGCATTAAAAACAGGTAATTTCAGGTTAAATCTGCATATTATCAAATAGAATTTAAAATCCCTTATTCTTCTTACTCACTGGTTCAATCACTTCAATATGACTTAACCATTTTGACTCAGTAATAAACCAATGATTCTGAGTATCCTCCCAGTTATCAAAAACAACTTTTTTTCCATTCTGATGAATTACCACATAATGATGGCGATCATACGGAAGATGACTTGTTTGCTCAAATACTTTAGTCATAACAATTAAACAGTTACAATGTTTGCCGATGCAGTGCCAATCTTCAATGCAGTCTCAGAGAATGCAGAGATTGCTGGTGCAGTAATTGGTTTTAAGATTAAAATCTCTCTACAGTATAATAAGACAAACCAATCAAGCATTTGGTATAGCATCTTATACTTCTTTGGTTTCTTTAGAATCTCATCACCATAATATCTTACAAAAATTTCTTTCACCTCGTCTATTATATCATGGCGCGTAACTACTCGTCCAGGTAGAACACTCTTCCAATATTTGAGATAATATTTTTCTGGTAAATCAGTAGAGACATAAAACACTGTATCATGAGAGTATTTCTTCATCTCTC